AAACTTCCGCCAAACGGATTGGGCGCTTGGTTAAAACCACCAAAACCCCCGCCAAACTGATTAAATTGCGGTTGTGGCATCATCGGAGGCTGGAATCTTTGCCCACCAAAACCCCCGCCAAACTGATTAAATTGCGGTTGTGGCATCATCGGAGGCGGCGCAACATTTTGTGGGGGAAATCCTCCAAACCGTTGATTAAATTGGTTAAAGCGGTTCATCCCCATGTCGTATTGCTCTGGGGATAATTGAGCTAATTGATTAAACATGCCATAACCGCCGCCCATAGAAGGACCAAACCGTTGATTAAATTGGTTAAAGCGGTTCATCCCCATGTCGTATTGCTCTGGGGACATCATGGCTAACTGATTAAAAAAACCCCCAATCCCACCAAATTGATTACCGCCAAAAGGTCTTGGCGGTTGTGACATTGTCGGCGGAAAAGGAGCCGGAGGTTGCGGCTCAAAAAAACCGGTGTCGTCCGATATAACGGCGGGAAGAGTGGAAATGGGAAGGTTATTTTCGGGTTTCTGGGAAGGACGGCTTAAAGTCTGAAGCTCTGCCTGAAAGTCTCTTCCGGGAGGGCCCATGGGTCGCGCACCGCCTGTTATCGGAGGAAGCTCCTGCATTAATCCGGGAGGCCTCATGGGTCGAGGTCCTCCTGTCCTCGGAGGAAACCGGTTAAACGGCGCACCACGTATAGAACTAGCAAAAGGAGATTCTGGTGAACCAGCAAAATTCATGCCGCCAATACCAAGCCCCGCAACATTAGAAAAAGGACTTCGGCTAGGCGAATTATATAGATCATAGAGCGCGGGGTCATTTGAAGCCATAAGCATGTTATTTTCCCCTAGCAGCTAGTAAAACGAGAGCCACGTAACGCGGCACCCATGCCCCGTTTTTTGCCCGTGGTTTTTTTGCCCATTGCAATATCGGGCGTTTTTTCTGCTTTTGAAGAAGCGTAAGGAATGGAACCTTGCCCATCAATAACCGCTTTGTTTACGGGCGTAGGAGCATTTGCCGCAGGCGCACCATCAACTTTAACTTTCATATCATTTATTCCTGTCAAACTGTTGTTTGAGTAGTTCACGATCTAATGCGGCATCAATACGTGCCTGCGTCTGTCGCTCTTGGCTAGCAAGCCTTTGCTGGAACTCCGTAGCTTTGTTTTGCATACGTTGCTGGTCAAGCTGCAACTCTGCTTGATCCATCTGAGCGTCCTGCTGCATTTTCTGCTGATCTATCTGAAGCTCTTGTTGCTTTAATTGTATCAAAGGATCGGGGCCTTGTTGACCCTGACCGCTTACTTCTGCGGCAATTTGCTTGAGCTTCTGAAACTCCTGCGCGTTAATCTGCGCCACCATAGACTCCAATTGAAGCTCTAAATCGGGGGTCAAAGGTTGGCCTCCCGTCTGTTGCAACATTTGCGCCATGGCAATTTCTTGCGATTTCAGCTTCACATGCTCAATGACGTGCTTCTGCAAAGCTAAACCTACCGGTGGCAACTGTTGCAACATAGGCGACGATGCAAAGGTCAGGTGTGTACGAATGTGAGCGTCGTGATCCTGACCCTCAAACGCTTTCATCTGAACCATGTCCATAGAATCCATGTTCTCCTGCGCCGGATCTTTCGGGATCGGCTCATCAGAAGAAGGCGCTATAAGTAGCTTATCTATGTCATTGATTCCTAACGCTTCGTACATGCGACGATAAGCTTCGTGCAAGTCATGAAGCTGCGGCGCTTGCTGGGCCATTTCAAGCTGCGACTGCGCCATCGCAATGCGCTGAGCCTGAGAAAATGTATTCGGATTAGACACCGGAACCACATCAACGCGGTCGTCAAAATCCTCCCGCATAACCGTGCGATCCCCACCAGAAACAGCGTATGGGTACTCTTGCGGCAAATACTCAGACATCACCCGAGCCAAAAGCTTAAACTCTTGCTTCATGCTGTAGTGCATACGCTTATGCACCGCACTCATGACCCGTGAGCCCTGTTCCAACAACGCTACGGTGGTGCCCACAGGAGCCTGCTGGTTGCCGTCCCCAACTTTCATGTCCGTGATAGTGGCAAACCTACGGCCTGCATCCACCACAAAACTCAAAAGCTGCATCAAAGTGCCGTCAGGGCCCTTAAATGGCAACGGCATCAAAGAATCCCGAATCGCCCCACCCGGCGCGTCTACGTCCCTAAATTCACCCGGCTGTAAAGGCTCCTCATCATCTCTGACCCTAAGTCCTCTAGCTTTGAAACCAGCAGGAAGATTAGAGAGAGTACCAGCATCAATAAGCTGGCGAAGAGCCGCCGTGGCTGTTCTGGACAAGCCGCCAATAGTGTGGATAAGCCCGAGGCCATAAAATCCGAATCCCGGAAGAAACTTGTAATGGACGAAATACTGAATCTTTCGTCTTCTTTGGTCGTCCTCTTTATAATTTCGTCTAATGGCAAGTATCTGTCCATTATCCTCACTAATCGTAACAACGTAAGGAATTTTAATTCCTGTTGGTTCACCATCTTCCCCCATGTCCTCAAAACCGGGCAAATCCAAATTAACGTGGCACTCCAACAACGTACATTCATAATCTAAGTTGCTGGGCTCAACACCACTTAACTTGTCCATCTCGTCTGATACGTCGTCGCTATCAGACTGTGACGGCAACACCGGAATGTCCCGATAAAAACCCATAACCTGACGAATACGTAGGTCATTCATGGACATCTTCACAACCTGTGTGATGTTCTCACATGAATCAAGGTCCGTGGCCCCATAAGGAACCACAATGTCCTCCGCCGGAACAAACTTGCTTACCGCCCGATCAATCGCCGCATCAAAGTACACTTTCTTGAAAGTGGACCCCGCCAAAGGCAAATAAAACAACATCTGATCAAACTCAGGCGTATACTCCTCCATCACGTTGGTGATGTAGTAGTTCATAAATTCCTTTACACGGTACGCCTGCGCCTCATTTTCCTTGGTCTTCTCCCCCACAACATGTGTGCGGACAGGACCCGAAGGCGGCAAAAGCTCATTAAATGCCTGCGCCTGAAACTGCGTGGCCGCTTCCGCCAACAACGGATGCGTAACACCCGTCGCTCCCCGAAACGGCATCGTGCGCTCCTCATAGGTATAACCCAAAAGCTCCAAACCCTTGGAATACGCATCTTCCCACTCAGAACGCGAGGCTTTGTTAGCCTCAAAATCCCCAATTAAATCTGAAGCCAACCCACCAAGCGCTCTATCGTCCAACTCCTCTGCCAAGTTAGCATCGAAATCGCCACCGCCAACACCAACCATGGCCAACGGATCAAGGTCAACAATGACTCCACCATCTTCTTGCTCCTCAATCTCTATGCCCTCTGGCAACACGTCGTTGAAAGAGCCCACAAAAGTGCCGGGAGCCGCGATCTCTATATCAAGCTCCATCTCAGCTTCGTCTATTTCCGGTCCCGCCGTACTATCCATCAAAGACGAAAGAAGTGCTTTATCGTCACCGTTTGCCATAAGTAACCCTTAGATTTTAAGCACTATTCTATCACGGTGTGCAGCTAACCGTAGATGTACCGTCAGCATTGTTAGTAACCGTGCAACTAAGTTGCGGAACGCTGTCCATTATATTCTGAATGGCCGCCGTATAATCGGTCCAAACTGTGCCCATAAGGTCGTTGTTGCCTTGATCTAAAGTCAACATGGTCCCATAACCTTCAATCGCAACATTCGACACACCCGTAATTCCAGCCGTGCCAAGGTCCACGGCACCTGTAATCCCAGCCGTGCCTAACGTCGTAGAAGCATCCAAGCCCGCGTTACCTAAATCAACAAGACCCGTGATCGCCGCGCCAGAAATGGCTACATTAGAATCAAAACCCGCCGAGCCCAAATCACCTAACTCGGTCATGCCCGTAGTACCCAAAGTCACCAAACCATCAACAAACGCAGAATAATCCACGTTGCCCGCCGCATTCATGCCCGCTACCGCAACGTTACCCGTAATCTGATTGGCGTCAACAAAAGAACCATACAAGGCTTGATTAGATTCCGCCGTCGCCGCTACCCGCGCAAGGCTGACATCTGCATTATATTTGGCCATCGTCTTGGCCGAATCGGACTGCATCCACATCATGCCCAAACTGGTCACGGGCGTGGCCAGAATTGACGCCCACTGAAGCGCCTGAGATTGTTGCGGAACAGGAGTCACCGAAGGCGTCTGAGTCAGCGCCAAAGCCATCACCGCCGCA